AAACCATTCGCGGCGTTCTGGGAACTTTTTGAAATAGTTGTTCCTGCCTGCAGCAGACATTCTGATAACAGCTTGTGCGCCTTTTTGCCAACCTTCCATCTTTAACCCTCAAGATTCTCTTGAATTCTAACTACTAAATCTGTCGTTCCACGTTTGATTCGATGATAGGTATATGCAGGTATTACATATTCCTCACCGACTTTGAGGGTCTGTGGGAGTTGATTTTCAAACTGGATTTCCCAGTTTTCTCCGTCGAGAACCTCTACGATTCTGTCATTATGATCCCTGTGCCAAACCAGCTCTTCGCTCAGAACATCCTTTGAGAATGTGCGCAGGAATACTCCATTATTTAGGTTTTTTTGTTCGTATGGATTTACCACCATTTTTGTCCCGAGTCGCTAAAGTACCTTGGCCAACGGCATGCCCAATAGGATGCGCTGGTTTTATCCTTATTACCATAGCAATTATGTCGTGCAACGAAAGACTTAACTCTTGCTGGTTCGTTGATTCTCTTCTTCATACCAGACTGACTGAAATTGACCTTGATTACATTACCCTTTTCGTTGCGAACATAAACAGCTCCACCACCTCTGGAACGGAATGGCTTGCCAATTCCTTTACCTTTAGTTGGATCATTTTCTTCTTCCATTGGAACGCAGTTAGGGACCATCTTGTCGCCTTTCTTCTTCATTCCTTTTTGTGTGTACCCTTTCCAACATTCTTCCATATCTTCTTCATATGGATAATCTAGAAGAACTTCTTCGCCTTCGAATTCTGCAACTTCTCCGATATCGCTTTCGAGAAGATCTTGTTCATACTCGTCCTTTGGAGTGTATAAGCCTTCAGAGTATAGTCTTTTTGCTTCAAATATCATCGCAAAGAACATTTCTGAACCTGGACGATAAACATTCTCAACGAGTGATAGATTATTCTGAACATGATACTCTACTGCTTCTGAAATACCAAGAACTGGGAATCCATTGTTTGTTGCGCCTGTATAACTTGAAGTGCGCACTTGATTCTGAATCTTTCTTGACTTTAGAGTTGGTGTAAAATCAACGCCATCCTCGACGCCATCATTTTCCCCTTCCTCTTCATCCTCTAGTTCTTCTTGATTTTCTACATCTTCTTCTGGCATTTCTTCAGATTGTTGCAACATATTCAAGAGTTGTTCTTCTTCGCTCTCTTCTTCGGCAGTTTGTTCTTTGAGTTTTTTTCTGAGTTGTTTAAATGAAACTCCATAATTTCTATCAACTTTATATCCAGCGGCGTCATCTCCGTCACTGGTTTCTGTGGCTTCGGATTCCAAAGTAGTTTGAGGAACGCTGTAGCCATATGCTTCAGGTGGGAAAACATCTTCAATCTCCTGCTCTTGTCCTGGTGTCATTGCAATAGCATATTGACGATATTCATCTGTTCCTACTAATTGCATTTCAAATAGTTCGTTAATATCTGCATCTTCTCGTAGATCTTTATCTGCAGTATGATATGTTTTACCTTTACGAAGGAAGGAATTCACACGAGCATGACCCCACTGTTGTGGTGTCGTTCCTGGACGATGTCCAGAATTCCATGCAGCAACACCGCGCTTATAGACTTTTTTGAGTGTGCTTAATGACACATCAAACTTCTTTGCTTTTCCTGCAAGAGATAAATCTGGTTTTTTCTTATCACTCATCATTGTTGCTCTCTGTGTAATTTCCTGTTAAGTACCAGCGTTGTGATGATGGGTGTTTAATTGCTTCCCAAATAAGATTGTTCTCACAATATGATGCCTTATTTCCGTTAATATCTGTAAGATCTTTTGATTGAACAGATAACTGATTTGTGATAGATTTAGTTGTATCAATTAGATCTTTAATATTATAATTTGTTGTTTCCTTCAGTGTCTGCATTTTCTTAATCAGGCTGCGCTTTTGCATGACTGCTGTAATATTTCCACCACGCGCCTTACGATTTCTTCTTGGATCAATTACTGCAGGAATAGGTTTATTGAAATCAATTCCTTCAGCCATGGCTGATCGAATAGCCAATGTATGTTTACTTGGCTTTGTTTCAGCAGTTGCATCACCAGGAGCTGGCTCATAAGCACGTGGATCGCGGTCTGAATACCTTTCTTTTTCTTTCCAATGCTCAGCTCGAGCTTTTGCAGTAGAGGTGCTTAATCCAGCAACGTATTTCTTAGGCAATCCAGATTTTTTATCTTTTGGTACTTTATGACGATACTTTTCAGTCATAACAGCAAAAGATTTTAATCCAGGAACTTCTACAGGTTGAATCCCACATTCTTGAATTAATTCTTCTAGTTTAGATGTCTGATCTTCAAATATTAACTTTTCGAATGCGCTTGCATTGTGGTAATTCATTGAATTGTTAAACACAAAAACATTTTCTAAAGTTTCTACAAGTTTCTCTACACTTAGATACTTTTCAATTCTTTTAGATTCATTTAATGGATTGTCGCGTTGCTCGTTGCGCATACGTGAAACTTTGTTTGTGACAGAAACATAGATGGTATTAAAATTATAATCTTCATGAATTGATTGAATTTCAAACATCTTGTTCTCATCAATTGGTCCATTGATAACAAGATTTTTCTTTTCTTCAAAAAGTTTATTGGCTGCTCCATTGAGGACTTGATCTATTTGGACTTCCATCAAGTCATATTTTGCAAAGGTATTCTTCAGTACGAAATCTTTGCCGCTACCTGGACCGCCAATAAGAAAGAATGCTGTTGGAGCAGATTCTTTTAATTTCTTTTTCTTTTGAGATTGAGCAGCTTGAGCAGCTCTAATTTTCTCGTATAGACTCATTGCGAGTTCTTTATGTTCCTTGGGATATTCCGCAACAAACCCTGCTTTATCTCCAGCCGTGACCATAGCGCGCATTTTAGTTCCAGACATTCCAACTGCACCCTTTGCTTTTGGGTCGCGTTTTCCTGCAGAAGCAATGTTAACACTTTTGATTCCTGGATATTCTTCTTTTCTATATTTTTCATTCTGTAGGAATTTCCATTTGGCTTGATCTTCTTCGCCACCACCAAGAATCGTAACCTGTTTATGACCCTTGCTTTCTAAATGTTTCATCATTTGTATTGGAGTGCGAATATCAGGATCACTTACAATATTTGCAGTTGGAAATAATTGACGTAATGCTGCAACCTTTGTATCATGATCTAATGGATCGCTTGCTCCCCCAACTGTATGTGTTGGAAAGATGTAATGTACGCCGCCTGTTTCTTCAGCGTGTTTTTGAGCAGCTCCAATTGCAGTTCCGTGACCAGTATAGGTTGGAGGTTGGTTTCTGCTAATGACAATTGATGCAGGTCTATTACTCATAAATTTTCTCTTCATTCAGAATGATTTGTTCGTAAATTTTATTTCTTAGATGTTTAAATCTAATTGGATTACTTTCTTCGGTAATACTGCCGTCTGCATTACGGCGATAACCACCATCCTCATCCCACACATTCTGAAGAGTAACATTATATCCTTTTCTCAATAAGAATTTATGGTAGTCGGATACATTACCATATTCCGTACCATCAGGATTGCGTGCAATACCTTCTTCATTTCCTGGTTGACCTTTTGTTGGATCAGCATCAGCAAGAGCTTTGATTTTTTTGTATTCTTCTGGATCACTAAGCATATGTTGCCATTGAGAAGCATGTAATACTCCATTTTCCATGCCAGCAGTTGTTCTTTTTCCGAACGCATCTATGAGAGGTTTGCCATCTGCGTCGACTGTTTTTGCTGGTTTGCCGTCTATGCAACTTTGAGGCTTTCTTTGGCAATAAGTACCTGGTGCGGCTGAAAATGTTACTGCTGCAGCTGCTGCTTTTGCAGTTGGATAATACCAACCGCGCGATTTTACACCCTTTGTGTATTCATCAGCCCCATCATCTGTCGCTGCAACCACTTCATCATCTCTTGCTGCAAGACTTCGTAATTTTGATTTGGCTGAATTAAGCCAATTCATTCTGGTTACGTTTTCCTCATGAATTTTATTTCTTAGATCTTTAAATCTAACCTTCGAAGTTTCTTCACTGAATTGACTCTTTAAAGCAGGTGGTATTTTTCCAGGGTTCTTTTGTGCATATTTTCCTGCTTCAATAGCCTTATTCCAAAGTCCACTCACAAAATTCATCCCTTGCTCATATTCGCTTTTTTCAGCAGGTTCAGCGGGTTTAGCGGCTTGATTTGAAGCAACCATTGGTTTATTTTGCGGTTGTGTTGTACCAGAACCATCTCTCATTGCCGCCCAAGTAGTGCCAAGTGTTCCTGCTTTTGCAGATCTGTTGTACAAATATTCGCCAAGTTTTTCTTGGTTTTCTGGGCTGTAAAGAACATCTCGGTAATTTGGACCAAATACTTCTCTAGCTGTTTGCGAAAGCGTTGTTACTTCAAATTGATATTTGCCAGTTCCAGAACTACCATATCGCGCTTGTGGACTATTTGGTCCAAATCTTTTTGCACCATATTGTTGTGATCTTAATCTCGCTTCAGTAGGATTTTTAGCAGTTCGAAAATTATCCTCTAATTCACCAACAGTCATCTGTGTTGGACGTTTTGGCAATGTAATTCCTGCAGCATTTCCTTTATTTGGGACATCATAAACTATACGATCATATGCGCTACCATAGTCGTCATCGAAACTTTCTGCGCCAGCGATGCGATCTCTATTTTTTTTCCAATCTTCTGAAAAATTCGTTCTCATTTTTATTGGGCTGGTTGTGCAGCCTCTCCCTCTTTAGATTGTTGCTGAGTAGCAGCTTGTTGCTGTTGCTGAAATCTTCCACGATTAAAATTCAAACGACTAAAATCTGGTCTGTTGATAAATTTAACAGGAACATCATTTCCTGTTTGTGGATTTCTCATCACAACAACATGACCTTCTTGTGAATTTACGACTTCACCAGTATCTGGATCACTGATTGAACCTTGCATCAAATTAGGATTAGTTTGTGCATTCGCATCCAATCCAGTCATAAGTGCGTGTTTGGCATTTGTAAGTTCTTGATGAATTCTCATAGTCTGACGCCATTTGACGGAATTCATATTTAAGTCATTGACAATCTCATCAGCCTTTTGTCCAATTGCTGCTGCTTTTTTTGCATTCTTAGGATTTTCAATTTGGCGTTGGAACTTACCTGTAACATGATCAACGAAGCCTTCGAATGTCATAGGTTCGCCAGTTTTAACCGTTGAATTGATATGAGTTGAAAAATGGTCAGCGTGTGGAGCAACATGATCGAAATCGTGTTTTTCTGTTAGATGTTGCACGTTTTTAATTGCACGTTCGTATGCAGCTTGAGCATCTGTGCCATAATTTTCTGCAATTGGTGCTGTGGCACGAGGGTCAATTACATGAACGTCTGTATGTTTGCCAAAAGACCTCAAAGGAACATTGAATTGTCTCTTTGGGAAAGACAACATTAGTTCTCCAGTCTTTGCATGTGGTTTCCACGCAGCATTTGGATATGCAGTGTGAACCACAATACCAAATTGAGATTGAGCCATTTTTTGCCCAATCTTAGAATCAGCTGGAACGCTATAATTAATCAATTGTGGATTTACAGAAAGAGCATATCCATTTTCTTCATCTCCTTCCTGTTTAATCATATCAGGTGTGTGCATGAAATCTCCTTGATAGATTCCACGCATTGGAGTTACTTTTGGAAGATGCTCTAGAGCTGAGAGCATTTTTGCTGCTAAATCTGGACGATCACCAAAATGAGTTTGAACATCTTCAGGGGACGTGATGAACTTCTGAGTTTGTTTATTGAACGCTGATTTGGTAGCGACGAAAAATTGACCAGGAACAAATCCTGCTTTATCTGAATTCTTGACAGGAAGGCGACCAAAGACCATAGCAGGTGCGCCGTCATGCTTTACGGAAATATTAGCAGCGGAAGGTTCACCTTTTAAATATTTGTGAACATTATCGAGGAAGTCTAGAGATAAATCCAGACCCTCTTTTCCATGTTTGATTAGGAGATCTTCGACGTGATCAAGGTGCCCGCCATTTAGGTCTTCGGTTTCAAATTTGGCGGCTTCAGTGAGATATTGACTAAATCTTAACATATTCCTTCCACTCTGTGGGGAGTTTATATGCTTCTATTTAGTTATTTTTACCAGTTAGTATTCCGTAAATAATGTCGTCGACGGTTTCTTGAATCGTATATTGAGGTCTGTAACCCAAGGATTCAAGTTTAGTATTATCCATGAAGAAAGAACGAGAGGATTGGACTTTCTTGTGAAACTCTTTCTGTTCTATAGTGCGGAGTTCAGAAGCCGAATCCATTGAATCTCGAGCGTATCGAATAATGTCTCGGAAGATTATTGGTCTCCCATTTCCGATGTTGTAGATTGAGTTAATTTCTCCTCGTTGAACAACGAGATCGATTGCTCGAGCGCAATCGCGAACATCAATATAATCACGATAAAAATACCCACTATCATAGAGATCCACTGGTCGATTGGACGCGATCTCCGCCAGTAAGTATTGGAGAGCGTTCTTTTTCGCAGATACCTTTTTATCTTGTTTACCCAGTACATTTGCTAACCTCAAGATTCGATATTGAAGTCCAAACGTCTCGCAGTAAGACATGAGTAACTGCTCGGCGCATCTCTTCGTGATTGAATAAAAACCTTTTGGCTCACATGGATCGGTTTCGGGAATACCACGCGATCCTTCGCCAAATCCAGAGTCTTGTCCATAGACAAACCAGGAACTCATGAAGTTGAACACTCCTTGTTCACCAGTTCTCTTTATATATTCTCGATAATTATCGAGAACTTTCATCAATACAACGAGATTAGTATTAATATCCAAGAGAGAATCGACGTGTACATTATAGTTATCAACGGTACTAATAAAGTAAACGCAATTTGCACTCCGTACTTCGTAATTATCCCTGTAATTTTTGATCCAGCCTTTGGCAACGTTACAGTATTCACTTCCGACAAAACCATATCCCCCAAAAACGTTTACGATTGCCATTTTGCAAACACGCTTTCGTAATAGGCAAATACATCTTCGCCATAGTGTGGAGGGCAACCAACAAAGAACACGTTACTCAATGCCTTGTTCGCATTTGGATACTTCGAAGCATCGTCAAGATGTTTGTAACCAGGATGCAACAGAATATTTCCAGCAAAGTAGTTGCGAGTCTGAATACGATTTGCTTCGCAGAAGGCTTGGAGTTTTTCCTTGAGTTCAGGTGTATCAGTGATCAACGGCACACCGAACCAAGAAGGGTCTGCCTTATCCAGAGCAGAGGCAACGCGAACACCAGGAACGGAACGATAGAAGATGCTCTTGATGCGCTCGAAATTCAAACGACGCTTCACATCAATCTCATCTATTTTCTTCAACTGCTCAATACCAATCGCACCTTGAAGATCAAGTGGCTTGAGATTGTATCCCATGTTTGAGAAAAGATACTTGTGATCAATTATTCCATTATATCCTTCAAGCCATTTATCAAAGCGATTACCACATGTTCCACAAGCCAATAGATTAGCAGCACCGACGCAACGGCAATCACGACCCCACCAGCTAATGCTGCGAGCAGTGTTGATGAGTTGTTCGTCGTCTGAGCAAACCATCCCGCCTTCGCCTGTCGAAATGTGGTGAGCAGGATAGAAAGATGTTGTCCACGCATAGTAATAATCCGTCAGCAGTTTGCCATCCCACTTTGTGCCAAGTGAATCGCAGTTATCACCAATCAAACGAATGCTATGTTTCTCGCACATAGCCTTGATTCGATCCATATCTGGCGGATTGCCAAGAACTGGTGAGACAAAAATGGCAACGGTCTTATCGGTGATCCACTTTTCAACATGATCAAGATCAAAGTTGAGTGTCTTCATCTCAATATCAACAAAGACTGGCACAAGCCCATTTTGAACCAACGGAGCAATTGTAGTTGGGAAGCCTACTGGTGAAACGATAACTTGGTCGCCATCCTTCCAGCCCAAGTGTTTCTTGAGAGCAGCAACCATGGTAAGATTGGCAGACGAACCAGAGTTGACCATGTGGCAATGCTTTACATTGAACTTATGTCCAAACGCCCACTGAAACTTGGCGACTTGCTCACCAGAGACGAGCCACTTACCTGTCAAGAATGCAGTGACGCCAGCAATAACTTCTTTCTCGTCCCAATA